TTATGGAAAACATACTATTTCATCCAAAATCTACGCTAACTGATGTAGACACTTGGGGGGGCTCTAACGAGGTTGCTCACGACGCTCTTAACTGGAATGAGGTAGAGCAAGCCTACGACGCTCAGACTAGTTCCTATGTCGAGTCTGGTCGTCTTCTTAAAAAGAAAATGACTAGCGATGTGTTCTTTGCATTAAAAGACCCTGAAACTTTATATGACTTTATTTATATAGACGGAGACCACGAAGCAGTTCCTGTTTTAAAAGACGGTATGAATGCTGTAGAGGCTCTTAAAGTGGGCGGTATTTTGGCATTTGATGACTACCAATGGGATGCAGGGAAAGGCCCAGCATACCGACCAAGACCAGCAGTTGATGCAATAATGCTTTGCTATTCAAATCGCTTTAAGGTATTAGAAATAGGACTACAAGTTTGGTTAGTTAAGACTTCTTAACTCGCTTGCTTTTCTTTTGTAGTTTTTCTTTCTCTTTTAATTGCTTAGCAAGTTTATCTTCACGCTCTAACTTGTAAGCCTCTACCGCATTTGCACTTGTTCTGCTGCGCCAAGAAAAGCCACACTCTGTGCAGGTAACAATTTTTGCTGTAGTCCAGCGCCCAGTCGTGGATAGTTGTTCAATAGATACTTCTAATTTACCTGGTCTTGCTGTGCAATGAGGACAGTTCGGATAGCGACGTCTGCGTGTTTCTTCTCCTAGGTAGGAAACAGATAGCGCTCTACGAATTTCTACTTCGTCTTTTCCGCCCCATACTCCCCAAATTTGACGATGCTCTAGAGCCCACTGAAGGCATTGCTTACGAACAGGGCAGGTAAAGCACATATTTTTAGCGGCATATTTTTCAGTGAAATCCTTAGAAAAAAACCAGTCAATATACTCCCTATTTTTAGGTAGTGCACATACTGCTTCTCGTTGCCATTCAAGACTATTTGCTGGTTTCCACATAATGCAATAATAATACACTAAACATACTAAAAATTATGTAACTATAACAAACTAATTTATATTAAATTTCAACCCAGGTCACAGGTTGGATATCTTGAACTATATCACCATATTCAGTTTCGCCAGTTTCATCACAAGCGTAGAGGTCAAGGTCTTCTTCAAACTTTCCTGCCCAACCACAAACAACTTTTGAAAGTTCAAGTCTTTTAAAAGCATCTCCAAGAGAATCTGCAACTCCGTCTCGTTGGATAGTTGAGGCAAGTGCTTTTCTAATTAATTCGTGCTCGACATCAATATGGTCAATAGTGAAGTAGATAAGTGAGTCATCTCGCTCTGTGGAGAGGCCATTACCCAGCCATTCTGACCACAAATGCTCACCGTGCCGTGTGTCTTTTGCCACCCTAGACTCCATATCTACTCGTCGTCTATGGTATCAAATTCGTATTCAAAATCCTTGGCTGAGTCATCAGTAAGAAAGTAAACTTTTTGTGGGTCTTTAAGTTCATATATTCCTGCAATAGTTATAGCACCGCACATACAGCAGACATCAACATTTCCTGGCTCAAAAATTTCAGGAGTTTTTACCCCGACAAGGCGCATCATAATGTTGCCTTCTTCATTAACGCTCTGTGGTTCCCAGTTAGCGTTGTCTTGAAGCCAGCATATTTCGCACATAGCCATAGGACTTAGTACAGGCTCTGCTGCCATTTCAAACCTCTCTTTCTAGAGGTATGGTTACAGCATAATTCTATCTCTATTTTGTATCCTATAGAGAAATATTGATGTGCCTAGCCCGTCTTATTTGAACTCTTTCTCTAGGCGTGAGACCACCCCAGATGCCAAATGCTTCGTGCTTAATTCCCCACTCTGCACACTCTATTTTATAAACGCAAGAAGAGCAAAGTTTTCTTGCTTCTTTATGGTCATAAGAAGATGTTTCTGGGTCTTCATCTATATCTTGTATATAAAAAACGTCAAGTCCAACTTCTGCACAGGTTGGATTTTCAAATTCCCAAGGTTTGCGGGACACGGGAAACCTTTCTTAAAAGTTAGTTGTTGGATTTTTTATTGTGCTCTAGCGAGCCCACCTCATACCCGCATCCTGCATATCCCGCAATATCAATCCATGTGTCAGGTTGGTAGCCAGACTTAGAGGCATAGCGTGCCACCTTGAGCCCAACCATCATCATTGCCACGTCTTCATTACTAATTGGCACACCTAAAATTACTGACCAAATCTGAGCAGTTCTTTCAAAGTTATCTTCAGGGGAGCCATATTGTTTGTTTCTATCACCAGAAATAATTTTTGCTGCTTCTCTTAATGCTTCGACACGAAGAGGGTTTTGCTGGGTTGTCTCATTATCTGTATTCATCTTTAATCCTCGCTATGACTTGGGCAGTGTATGTCTTGTTATCTGTGCCATCTTCTACGATAATCTCGTAGGTTAGATTATGAGACGTTGTTGGGCCAGTGTATGCATTAATTTTTTCCTCAGCAATACTGACAATCTCGTTATGGTTCTTAGCGTTTACAGAAAACTTATATGTAGTTGTTGGCATTGTTATACCAACTTTTCCAAGTTTTCTGGTTTAAAGTGAATTCCATCAAGAACTGGAGTCTTACCATCGTCTGTCTTAACAATGACATCTCCATATCGAACCCCAACAACTCGTCCTCTACGTCCGTTGTATGCCTTACCTTGCTCTCCATCAAAAGCATTCTTACGGACTCGAACAGTGTCTGCTACTTTAATAAATCCTGCCTGAGCAACAATCCACGACTCGTTGGGGTTGTCCTCCACTATTGAGTGACCTAAAGCCAACTTACTAAAGATGTTGATAATGTCTTTAGCATTTTTATCTGTTGGCTGTTTTAGTTGTTCCCAAGTAGCAAGAAGTTTTAAAACCGAATCTCCAACAACCTTTTTAGTTTTATTCTCGGTGAGTTGACTTCTCACCCAATCATTATCTACTTCAGCCATGTTCGTCTCCTATATCTGCTTAGTTAGTAGCGTAGTCTTTTTCAAACAATGTTTCAACCACAGAATTTTTAAATGTTTCCCAGGTTGGAATGTTGTTTTTATATGATTCTTTTTGAGTATTAGCGTGAACTAGTCGTTCTTCTTTAGACATCTCTTCAACAGCAAAAGGAAGAACTCCCCACTCTGGTCCCATACCGACAGTGAGTCTCCAGTCAGTAACTACAGGAACACCAACAAACAATGCTTGAGCAAGGCTTGGTAGCCACCACGAAGCACCATCACGATACGTTGAAATAAGAGCACCAGTTGCATTATTTAGTTTTACTAGAATATCTTGATTAGTTTCGGCTCTGCCGTCACGGTATTGCACAGTTTCTTGAGTTAAATGTTTTTCTGTCTTTTTAAACCAATCTGTCTTCGGGTCATCAATGCACCAATATCCGCCCTTAGCGAGCCCTCTAGGGCCTCTTTCAATATTAAGAAGAGCAGAGTCTGGAACTAAAGCAAAGACATTGCTGGGGTCAATGTTTGGGATGTATTTAAGAATAGATTCTGGTTTTGTCCAAGGGTAGCCAGGAATTATTGTTTTAGGCCAAATCTCTGTGTAAAGTTTTGAAAGACCAGCAAATACTTTTTCAAAGTTTTCTGGTTCAAGGGTGTCATTAAATTCTTTACGTTTTATATAAAAATCTTTTACAAGTTCTTTAGGGTTTTTATATACACCTCTAAGCCCATTCCACACTTTGTGTGGCTCAGGAGCATCAACAAAAATACATAAGTTACCTAGTTCGTAAGCAATGTTTACTACGGATAACGCACCGTAAAGCCTGTGAGATGTTAGTCCCATCGGGGAAGACATACCGACAAGCACCGCATCAAACTGAGATAAGTAATCCTTATCCATCTTAATTGATGGGTCTGACCAAGTTACGTCACATCCAGATTGGGTTAGAGCAAGATAAACAATTCCAGCAAAAGAAGGAAGACTCTCGCTTGCAGTTTTAGAGGCTTGTGGAGATGTGCAGCCTGTCATAAAAACTTTCATTAATCCTCTTTCCTAATTGCCAAGAACCACCCAACGATAAACGTTGGGCGGTTCCTAGCATCATTATTAGAACGGTGCTGCTGGTGCTTGTGTGGCTGAAGCAGGTGCTGGCGCTGGAGCAGGTGCTGGCGCTGGCGCTGGAGCAGGTGCTGGAGCAGCAGCCATTGCTGGTGCTGCTGGTGCCTGACCAGAAACTACTGGATAGTAGTTCTTAATTTCGTTCTTCTTTGTGCCATTCCATGTGCGAGTTCCGACCTGTGCTCGGAAACGACGACCATTAATGGCTTGCTCAATCTGAGCGTTTGACGGAGATTGCAAAAAGAAATCACGAGGGATTCCTAGTGCGTGCATCTTCTTAAAGAAGATACCCATTGCTGCATTGTTTTCAGGGGAAACCACTAAGTTATCCCAAACAAGGCGCTTATTGTGTGGCCCACCTTCGACCTGTGTTTTCACAGAGAACATAGTCTTTCCACTCTGTGTAACTTTTGCAGTTGCTTCAACTACAACAACGTCATAATCGCCGTCTGGTAGTGGTTCATAACTGCTTGACTCACCAGCATCGCGGACCAAGTCCGCCCAATTTAGTGTACTCATGGCTTCCTATTCCTTAGTTGTTTTTTCTGTTGTCTGCTTCTCACCAAAAATAGTGTTAAGCATAACCTCGATGGAGAGTTTATCTTGTTCAACAATTGAACCAAGACGACCCTGAACACGCTCTCCTGCTTCGTATTCATTTGTTCGTTCGACATACATACGACGAACTTTGTATGGCCCCTGCATTGGGTCTGGGTTTGGAACCGTCTCCACTGTCAGTGCGCCGAGAATGTCATAAAAATATGGAGCCTGAATTGCAAGTTGTCCCTGCAAATATGGCTTATGACGACCATCTTGTGCTGTTCTAGACATTGCTGTAAGAACAACAGCCTCAAGAGGGTTTGTAGCGTGCATTGTTAAGTCACGCAAGTCGCGTAGAAGACCACCCATGTGACGAAGTAACTCGCCCCACTGTTGCATCTTCATTTGTTCGTTACCTGCGATGCTGTCCATACACTTCACTTGTAGTTCAGAGATTGAGTCAATAATCAAACTCTTGAAGTGATGGCGACCAAGTTGTAGCCATTGATAAGTCTTAATGACTGTGTCGTAATCACGAACTGTGACTACACAAGTATCCCAAGTTCCATCTGCAATAGGTGGTTCCTCCCGCAGTGGGTCCCAATACTTGACAACGATAGGGAGGAAGCGGTGTCCACCCTCAACGTCAAGCATGAGTCGTGGGTATGGTGCAGTTACAGCAAAGGAGGATTTACCAACCTTTGATTCCCCATAAACCATAACCGTCAAAGAGCGTTGAATTTCGCTCATATATGTCACTCGCTTCCTTTTGTTTCGTTTGTTCCGTAATATGCATAAGGGTCTGTCTCCTCATACATTTCGCTAAGTGCTTGTTCAGCGGCGCTTCCGTCGTCAAACATTGGGCATATAGCGAAAAATTGGCACTTCCATTTGCAGTCACGACTTGCTTTTGGATAAGCAAGAAATGCGTGGTCTTCACCAGCATCTAGTCCTGTGCGAACTCTCATTAAATCTGCAATCGTTCCGTGGATTCTATTCCAGAAAGAACGCATAGTAAAGATGTTATGTCTAATTTCTACTTGGTCATAGAACGGTGGTTTAGCAGCAGCAGTGCGACGAACCTTTTTTAGTAATGTAAAAATTCCACCATCGCTGCGCTCTTTTTCATCAACCTTAGTTGATTCAAGAAGCATATAAGTCATAACCTGCTCATTCATATGAGCCATATTAGAAAACTCTGCAAGAGAGCCTCCAACAGTCTTAAAGTCACGGAACATACGCACACCATCAGCCTTACGACGAACACGCATATCTAACTTACCTTGAAGTTCTACTTCACCATTGAATAGTGGAGCAACAATTGTTTCTTCTGTAGAAATCATTTCTAGTTCAGCATCAATGCCTTCTTCTTCAACCCATTGCTCATAGCCTTCAAGCATGATGCGACCAAGTTCGGCTTCAGTTTCTAGGTTTGCTACATCACGAAAGTCTGCAAGAAGAAGTTGTTTGTCAGTCTCAACTAGGTCCGAGTGTGCCTTGAGTAGCGGAATA